TGCGCCAGCGCATGACAATGTTATGTATTGGACAGAGCAAACCTTGCCCTATGGCATTTTGAGGGTGATAGCATGAAGTACCAAGATGTGATGCGTTGGACTGGCGCGGCGATTGATTGCATTTGCTTTGTCGTTGTTGCTTATCTGTTGTTCTATGTCGCCATGAGCTTGTGACACTTCGGGATAGGTTAGACCTTGCTTAGGCAGGGTTTAGCTTTGGTCTATATATTCATATATTTGAATGCGTTAATATGTAAACCGATGCAAGCAATTGTGCGAATCTGTGGCGATATGCAAATGCGAATCGTTCTCAGTTAGGCATGGCCCTTGCCTATCCTATGTCAAGCTTTTGTTTTCATTTACTTAAACTTTTACCCCTAGTCCTGGATTATGTTGCATTTATGTCACACTTATTCTTGTTGCATATTGTTTCACGTGAAACATTTGGGCTTTGTTACAGTTGTTCACATTTGCGTGATGCATTGTAACATTTGCATTATTCGCTTGACAAAATCATGGGTATATGACTTGGGACCCCTATTTTGTGGTGGGTGATTCGGTGGGGGCTGGGTATGCCCATATGAATCCAAAACAAAAAATTACTTTTGCCCTTACCACAAAAAAAAAAGAAAATATCTTTAGGATAGACCTGCGCTACCCTCGCAGTGAAACGAGAATAGGTCGAAGACCCACACCTAAGCCACGGAACTCTACTCTGGCAATGTATTGTACCAATGTGCAGTACCTCTGCATCAACACAAAAGGATGATAGTTTACATCTTAAGGTAGCAAACTCACCTACTTTAGCCATAATGTAACAAACTGTAACAAAAAGTGATCAACTTTCTTTCCTTACTTATCAACCACTTATAAAATAGTTACAAAAAACTACCAAAAAGAGTGTCTAAGATTTCCAATCGTGAAGGTATATATAAGTAAGGGGTAAGGGGATAACTTAAGTTTCTCACTATCGCTTCTTTAACATAACTAGTTTATATACAGTGTATGTTGTAGAACTTAAGTATAGGACTTAAGTATAGAGAGCTACATAGTAGTTTTCAGTCAACCAAGACGAACACCTCCAGATTATGTTGAATAATAGGTATGAGGTCTTGCCGATGACAACTTATAGTTCTCAATCTGTGCTACCCACTTAAGTTACTTAATTGTTGTAGCTAATTATTGTTGTTGATGACACTAAAGCCCGAAGGGCAGAACCAAGGGGCCAAGTGATGCCAGAAAAACTACCTTACAGTAAACTAGTAGAGAAACACATTCTAGAGTGCATCCAAGGTGGTATTGGCATCCGTCAGATGATCGCCTCTATGCAACACCTATCCCAAGCACCTAAGTCTCTCTCCACCATGTACAAAACATATGGTAACTTTATTGAAGCTGAGAGAGCTAAGATTAACGGACAGGTTGGTAAGAAAGTTATTGACCAAGCTCTAGCTGGGGACTTCAAGTCTCAAGAGTTGTTCCTTCGTTCCAAAGGTGGGTGGTCGCCAACTCACACAGTTAATGAAGTTGAGCAGGATGTTGACCCTGAGCTAGATGAAAGTGCAATCGACACTCTGATGGGATTGCTAGGATTAAATGAAGATGACCACACCTCAAAGGAAGATAACGTCTGAGGTTCTTAGACAGTTACCCCCAGCTAAGGTTAAAGAGGTTCTAGCTGCTCTAGGCCCAATTAAAGTAGAAGAACTCAAGCATACGTGGGAGTTCTGGGCTAGAGACAATCAACTAGAGCCTGCTGGCGATTGGAACACATGGTTCATCAATGCTGGTCGTGGTTATGGTAAAACTCGTTCTGGTGTTGAATGGGTAAGAGAGCAAGTTAAGCGTGGTTTTAAGCGTATCGCTGCTGTAGCCTCTACCAACTCGGATATTGAACGGGTTATGGTTAAAGGGGAATCTGGTTTCCTCAATGTCTGCTGGAAGGGTGACAAGACCTACAAGGATAAGCCTATGGGTTTTCCTGAGTGGTCTCCCACCAAAAGAGCATTAACGTGGGCTAATGGCGCTCAAGTCTTGTTCTTCTCGGCAGAGGAACCTGAGCGTCTTCGTGGCCCAGAATTTCAGATGGCTTGGTGTGATGAGCTTGCCGCTTGGAACAAAGACATAGACACTTGGACTATGCTCCAGTTCTGTATGCGTCTAGGGGATCATCCCCGTATTATGGTGACTACTACACCTAAACCTACCAAGTTAGTCAGACAAATTCTTAAAGACCCTAAGACCCATGTTACTACAGGGACTACCTTTGATAATGCTGCTAACCTTGCTCCGACCTACTTGACTGCCGTTAAAGAGCAGTACGAGGGTACTAGACTAGGTAGGCAAGAACTTTACGCTGAAGTCCTAGAGGAAGCGCAAGGCGCACTGTGGACTACAGATATGCTAGACAGATGTTCTGTTAAGCACGAAGACCTCCCCGACTTTACCAGAATTGTTGTTGCACTAGACCCTGCTGTTACCTCTAACGCTGAGAGTGACATGACGGGTATTGTTGTTGCAGCACTAGATGTGAATGGTGTTGCCTATGTCCTAGGTGACTACACAGATCGTCTATCTCCTCAAGGCTGGGCCTCTAAGGCTGTCCAACTCTACCATCAATATGGTGCAGACAGGATTGTAGCTGAGAAAAACCAAGGTGGGGATATGGTCAGAACAACACTAGAAGGTGAAGATGAAACAGTTCCTATTAAACTTGTACACGCTTCTCGTGGTAAATATGCCCGCGCTGAACCTATATCTGCCCTATATGAGCGTAATCTTGTTAAGCACGTGGCAAACCCCCCAGATGGGTCTAGTCTGAATGAGCTTGAGACACAGATGCGAACATGGGAGCCATTAGGTTCTATAGGTTCTCCTGACAGACTTGATGCCCTTGTGTGGGCCTTAACTGAGTTGTCGTTGAATGGGTACAGTAAACCTAAACTTGCCCTTGTCTATAGTAGTTCTAAGGGTCTTATAAATAGATGATGGAAACCTATAGTTATGGTCAATAATCTCCCAGAGGCAGAAGCAAAACTCGTTCTTGGTGTTGCAGGTCAAAATACACGACATGGGCAAATTCGTGCTGACGAGTTTCTGCCAGAGCTTCGTGGTAAGAAGGCTGTTCGTAAATTTAGAGAAATGCGTGATAACGATAGCACTATTGGTGCTGTTATGTACGCTGTAGAACAAATCCTTCGTGACGTAGAAATCAAAGTAAAACCTGTAAACGATAGCGAAGAAGCCAAGCGTGAGGCTCAGTTTGTTGAAGAAGTTCTTCACGACATGGATCACACTCTAGATGACCATATCTCTGAGGCGCTATCTTACCTCTCGTATGGCTTTGCTTGGTTCGAGGTTGTGTATAAACGTAGGGTAGGCCCAACGAGCCGCAGTGACAAGAAAAAGTCTAAGTACACTGATGGCCGTATGGGTATTCGTAAGATTGCCTCTCGCGCTCCTTGGACTGTTAGCAAGTTTGATGTAGACCAACAGACTGGTGATGTCCTTGGTATGCAGCAAGATGTTGGTGGGATGAACAACAATAACTTCATTCCTATCAGCAAATCTCTCTACTATCGCACAACTACTCTGAATGGTGATGCTTCAGGTCGTTCTATTCTACGTAACGCATACACATCGTATGAATACCTGAATAACCTACAGTCTATCGAAGCTATTGCTGTAGAGCGTGAGTTGGCTGGTATCCCAGTTGCTCGTATTCCCTCTGAGTACTTATCTGCTAGTGCTTCTGCTGAACAACAAGCCTTTGTACAGAGCCTAGCTACAATCCTACGGGATGTTAAGTTTAACGAGCAGGGCTACATTGTCCTACCCTCTGACACTTACCCAGACAAAGATGGTGCGCCTACAAATATCCGTCTTGTTGATGTAGAACTTATGTCTTCGAGCGGTACTCGCAATATCAACATTGATCCTATTGTACGTAGATACCAGCATGACATTGCTCGTTCTGTGTTGTCGGAGTTTTTGTTGCTAGGTTCTCAGGGTGGCTCTTATGCCCTCTCTAAGACTAAGACTGATATGTTCCTACGCGCACTTGAGTCCTACATCCAAGCAATCGTAGATGTTCTTAACAAGCAGTTGCTAGAGCGTCTGTGGCAGTTGAATGGCCTAGACTATGCCCTGATGCCAAAGATTGTTGCTGGTGATGTTGCACCCCACGATCTGCGCGAATTGTCCTCCTTCCTGCGTAACCTTAATGGGGCAGGTATTGACGTTAGTAATCACCCAGAAGTTATCTCTGATCTTATGGCGATTGCTGAACTGGACTACAACCCTGATCTTCCCACTGCTGCACCAGAGGTTACAACTAATGACTAGCTGGGAGAGACGTGGTTATGAGGTTCCTGATGGAAGACTGGTTCAAGCTGAAAGAGAAATCTACAGACAGTTTAATGAAGTAGTCTCAATCCAAAATAAAGCGAAGACTCTAGTTAAGTTTGGTAAGTCTGCTGAACTAACCACAGGGTCTTTGCAGACAGTTTGGACAGTAGGTGGTAATGAAACCTATGTCTCAACAAACATCATTGATAGCATCTCGTCTAGTGCTATTGCGGATACTGAGAACATCTACATTGAAGGTCATACAGTCTCAGGGACAGGTACAGACCAAAAGTTTACCTTTGTCTCTCAGACTGTCAACTTAAATGGAAGAACTAGGGTAGCACTACCAATCCCACTTGCTAGAGTGTCGATAATTTATAACAACAATGGTGTTTCGCTAACTGGTAGAGTTGTTGTTTACGAGAATACTGCTCTCACGAATGGTATTCCAACTGACACAAGTAAAATCCACATTGACATCCCTCTTGGGTTACAAGAATCCTTTAAGGCTGCAACTACATTCAGTGACAAGGACTACTTCATCCTAACAGGTGGTTTTGGTTCTCTTAGTCTTAAGCAATCTGGTGCTGCTGATTTCTACGTAGAGATACGAGAAGCTGGGAAAGTCTTCCGTCAGGTAGCTGCTATTAGTGCTACAAATTCCTCTCCTTGGACTGTTGACCTAGACCCAGCAGTCATTATCCCTAAGAACTGTGATATTCGAGTGAGAGTAGAAAGTAGTGCCAACAATGTTGTAGTGTTCACCAGTTTCAAAGGTTACTTAGCAAAGGTAGTATAAAGAATGTCTGATGATATTGAAAAAGGTGTCATGGACACTCTAGGCAATAAGGCTACTGAGTTTAACGAGAAGTACGGCGAGAAACATGGCCGTGTAACTGCTGCTAAACTTAAACAAGTTTTTGATCGTGGTATCGGTGCTTATAAGACTAACCCTTCGTCAGTTCGCCCTAACGTGACTTCTAAAGAACAGTGGGCATACGCAAGGGTCAACAGCTTCCTAGAAATCTATCGTGGGGCTAAGACTGCTAATCACGATAAGGATTTGTTGCCTGACATGAAAAAAGCACAATACGCTAACGACATCTTCACTACTGAACAAGAAGCTGTAGCCCGTAGCTATGATATGGGTTTTGGTGGTGCAACTCACGTCTCCGAATATAATGGACAGGCCGTTTTTATGCCCGCTGAGAGCCATGATGCTTATTTGGCATACTATGGTGCTGAAGATGAGGAAGATGACCCAGAGACCCCTTCCAGCGAGCGTATGGAGATGCTCAGGATGGTCATTGAGGAAATCCTGAAGGAAGACGTACAGAAGGCTGAGTATCAGGGTAAAACTGTCTCTCTGAACAAACCTCGTCGTATCCAAGATGGCAACAAGAAGTTTGAAGTGTTCGTGCAAGATGGTGACAAGGTTAAAAGAGTAACCTTTGGTGATCCTAACATGCAGATCAGACGCGACAACCCAAAGGCTCGTGCAAACTTCCGTGCTAGACATTCTTGCGATACCGCAACAGACAAGACTTCAGCTAAATACTGGTCTTGCCGTATGTGGGAAGCGGATACCTCGGTGAGTGAAATGACAAAATCCAGTATTGAGGGTAAAATCCTTAAGGTTGATGATGAACAGAGAATGGTTTTCGGTTGGGCCTCTGTGATCACCGAAGATGGGGAACCTGTTATTGACCGCCAAGGCGATATGATCGAAGCTGACACTTTGGTCAAGGCCGTAAATGAATTTATGGAGCATGTGCGAGTTGGTAAGGCTATGCACACAGGGAAGCAAGTCGGTGTTGTTGTACACTCTCTCCCTATCACTAAAGAAATTGGTGATGCTCTCGGTATCCACTCTAACCGCGAAGGATGGGTTGTTGCTTACAAAGTATTCGATGATTCCGTCTGGGAGCGTGTGAAAAGCGGTGAACTCGCAGCGTTTTCCATTGGTGGACGCGCTCAAAAACAGGAGATTTAACTTGCCTAACCTCCTTAAAAACTTGCAGCTTGAGGAACTTTCCTTGGTGGATAGACCTGCCAACGCACAGGCAATGGTAAGTCTCTTTAAGCGCGACAACTCAGAGGGATTTGAGAAAATGGATGAAGATATGGAAGCCAAAGTTAAGGCTTACATGGAAGAAAAGGCTTGCGGTCGTGATGAAGCTATGAAGGCTCTCGGCTATGATATGGCAAAGCCTAAAACAAAAGCAAAGCCCGACCCGATGGAAGCCATGAAGGCTGATGTTGCACGTCTGACCGCTGAGGTTGATCGTCTGCAAAAGGGTCTAGATGAGGCTGGTTACGTTGTTTCTGCTGACGTAATTGAAAAGAAGGCTGCTGTAGAGATGATTGAAGTTGGTGGTGTTTCCATTGCCAAGTCTGAAATCCCTGCCCCAGTTCTGAAAGCTCTAGAAGAAGCAGAAGTTTCTAAGAAGCAACACGAGATTGAAAAAGCTGACATTGAACTGACTAAGCGCGCTGGGGAAACCTTGCCTCACTTTGATGTTAATGTCGCTAAATCGTTGCTGAAATCTTTTGCTGACGACAAAGCTATTGTAGAGGCACTCAAGGCTGCTGATGCTGCTTTCGCCGCTGCTATGGATGAAGTCGGTAAGTCGGCTATGGATGGTACTTTTGCCAATGCTTCTGAAGAAATGGACGCAATGGTTAAGGCTTATATGACCGAAAACAACATGAAGAAGAGTGACTATGCTAAGGCTTATGCGGCTGTAGCTATGACCGATAAAGGTAAAGCTCTTATTAACAAATCCTATAAAGGGGAATAATTATGGCTGTTATGCAATCGCGCGATAACCGCACTTTCATCGCTGGTGCTGACCTTTCGGCTGCACAATTTAAATTTGTTACTTTGGAATCAACTGGCAAAGTCATCTTGGCTAACTCGGCTGGTGAACAAGCTATCGGTGTCTGCCTTGTCGGTGGTGTTGCTGATACTGCTGTTACTGTGACCCGTAGCGGTTCGGTAATGGTTATTTCTGGTGGTACTATTGCTGCTGGTGCTGCTATCACGACTACCGCTGCTGGACTGGCTCTGACTGCCGCTTCGGGTAATGTGGTTATGGGTTACGCCAAAGAAGCTGCTGTGATCAACCAAGTCATCGAGATTGAATTGATCTCTGGTGGCAACGTTGTTCCTGCGTAACTCCAAGTATAGATAAAGGATAATTACTATGCCTATGTTGACCCCCTCCAGTGTACATATTGACCAGCCACTCAGCAACCTGACGCTGGCTTATGTGCAATCGCAAACTAACTTTATCGCTGACAAAGTGTTCCCAACTGTGGGTGTGCAGCGTCAGTCGGACAAGTACTACATCTATGATCGTGCGAATATGAACCGCTCGGGTGATGTAAAGAAACTTGCTCCCCGTACCGAAGTAAATCGTATCGGTATGGCAATCTCGAATAGCTCGTACTTTGCAGACGTTTATGGTCTGGGTATGGACTTCGATGAGCAGACTTTGGCTAACGAAGACGCTATGCTGGACATCCGTGCGGCTGGTGCAACCACTCTAGTAAATCGTATGTTGATTGATCGTGAGGAGCAGTTTGCTTCGACGTTCTTCGCAACTTCTGTCTGGGGTACTGAGTTTACTGGTGTTGCTAACGCTTCTGATGACACTGTGGCTGAAGTTACTCAGTGGTCGGATTACACCAACGCTACGCCTATTGTGGACGTAACCTTGGCTCGCCGCACTATGCAGCTTAAGTCGGGTGGCTTCAAGCCCAACACGATGGTTGTTGGTAAAGAAGTTCGTGACATCCTGATCAACCACCCTTCGGTTCTTGCCCGTCTAAATGGTGGCGCTACTGTATCGAACACTGCTCTGATCACTGACGCTAAGCTGGCTGAAATCTTTGAAGTAGAGAACTTCTACGTCATGGAAGCAGTTAAGAACTCTGGCGCTGAAGGCCTTTCGGAATCGAATGCTTTCATCGGTGGTAAGTCGGCACTGTTGACCTACACCCCTAGCTCGGCTGGTCTGATGACCCCTGCTGCTGGTTTGACCTTCGCTTGGAACAACATTTCGGGCGTAAGCAACTTGGGTGTTACTGTTGAATCGTTCTCGGACGATGCACTGAAGCGCCAGCAGATTGCTGAGATGATCCAAGTTAAGATGGCTTACGACATGAAGGTTGTGGGCGCTGATCTGGGTGTGTTCTTCGCTACTATCGTTGCTTAATCTAACCTAAAACAATGGTTTACCCAAGGTGTAAAAGCCTTGGGTATAACCCAATTATAAAAGAACATAATAGTAATCTCACAAGGATTTGTCCAAATGCACCCTAGCTATCTAGGTTTCCAAATTGATTGGCCCGTATTCGTTAAAGTTCCCTTCGTAGCTGATGGCAAGAGCCTAAAGCGTGGTGACCACTTTAACTGGGTTGGTATGCACAATGTAACAGAAGAAAAGGTGGCTATCCTATACGCCTCTGGTTACATCTACCACAACAGAGAATTAGAAGTCCAGAACAAAGTAGGTGATCGTCTCTCTGAGATGGATGGTCAAAAACTAGCAAGCCTAGTAAACCTGCTTAATTCTGAAGTGAAATCCAGAACCTCTAGCACCACTGAATTTGAGCGTAAGCGTTGTAAAAAGTCCACACTTGACGATAAACAACGTGCGCTTGTTCGCAGGTTCCTGCTATCGAACCCTTGGATTTCAGAAGATTTTTACCGCATTCGAGATAACCTTCTCGGTGAATAAGTAACTAACTTGGAGACGAATTTATGGCTTGGTCGTATAGTGCCGCTGATCTGAATACTACCACTTCCTCTGGCCGACTTAATACTGTTCGTCTCCTTGTTGGTGATACCGATACCACAGACCAACAAGTACAGAATGAAGAAATCACATTTAGCTTAGGCTTGAATGATGACAATACCTACCTTGCTGCTGGTTGGATTGCAAAAGCTATTGCTTCTAAGTATGCACGTCTGGTTACAACCAAACTAGATGGCGCTCTAAGTGCTAATTACTCTGACCTTGCCAAACATTACCAAAGCCTCGCAGACCAACTAGACTACAGAGGTAAGACAGATGGTGCTGCAATCGGTGTTCTTGCTGGCGGTATCACTAAGTCTGGAGTGGAAGCTGTGAGAGCCAACACAAATAGGATTGAAGGTAGCTTCCGTAGGGATCGTTTCAAGAACCCACCAAGTTATGACACCCCTGAGTATGAATAAGGAGTAGGTTATGTCCTTTCGTTCCTACGACCTTCTCAGGTTGGTTAAAGACTTTGGTAAAGAACTCACCCTTAGAAAGAAGACCACTGCTGGAACTTATAGTCCCTCTACTGGCACTGTAACAGGGTCTGCAACAACAGACTACACATTTAGTGGTTACTTCTTTAACTTCTCTGTTGGTCTACCCACTGATGATGAACTTCGTAGGGGTACTCGTAGGTGTATCGTTCCTGCCCTTGGACTTGCTGTTGCCCCTGATGATGAAGACTTGATTGTTGGACAAGGTGACAATGTTACTATCGTTAAAGTAACCACTGTGTTTAATGCTGGGACTGCTGTTTGCTATATCTGTGAGGTTTCTGAGTAATGGCCTCAGTTCAAGCAACATTCAAGGCTCTTACAGATAAGATTGAAAATGTAGCCGTAGAGCAAGTGGAAGATAGACTTCAGTACGTAGCTAATTATGCCCTTGTTGTCTCCCCTGTTGATACTGGCGCTTACGTTGAATCCTTCTCTCTGGGACGTGCTGGTTTTAGCGGCGGTAGAATGAAGAAATCAGACGCTAGATCAAAGTCTGTCGATCCAGAAGCAACAAGACAAGTTGCTAGGAATAACCTTTACCAAGACATTGAAGGCTTAGACATTAAGCAAATGCTTGAAGCTGGGAATGCCAAGTTTACCCTTCGTAATCGCGCACCTCATGCCAGAGACGTAGAAAACGGAGAAAATTGGGATAAGGATGGTTACCATGTCTTCCGTAAGATTAGGAGCAAGTTTAGATAATGGCTAGTGTCTATGATGACATCAGGGCTGCACTAGAGGTTAGACTAGCTGCTGTTTCAGGTATCCCCGCTATTGCCTACGAGAACGTAGCCTTTAGCCCTACCA